AGCGGCTGGTGCACACATTTACTGAATTGTATAAAGGTTACATTATTGGGTCCATATATGACTTCTCTTAAGAACTTGAACCCAAGGAACTTAAGAAGTTTAAGGTGTACTGTATTTCGTTTATCAGCTATATTCCATAGTAACTTTTCAGGTCTACTATCGACAAATCTTTTAGCTTCTCTAGCAAAGGTAAGTGGATAGTCTTTGATAGCATCGGTACACATCATCCAGATGACACCATCATCGACTCCTGCCAGTCCAGCAATCCTGCCGTCTGGGACTATGAAGGCATAGCAGCCTCTATGAGCAGCCAAAGGAAGGTCGGTGGTGGGATTCATCCCGTGACCTTCCACGGCTTCTCTCAGGTCATCCTGGCGTAGGCTCAGGGCTACCTGGTAAGCATCCTCAAGGGTGGCTTTGCGAATGTATTTAGACACGTTTGTAGAATCTGTCTGTGTAGTCTCCTTCCCATCTCATTGAATTAATAATACATGGTGCATTATAATCAGTTTCAATAGAAAGATTTACATTAGTGTTCCTATCATAAATAGGGATGGTGTGTTCCTCTTCCATTAAGATTGGATAGCTAGGAATACCACCTGGGAAATCAGAAGCTAGATAGTTATCAGCATCAGACTTCTCATACAAGATACGGTAGTCATCCTTACCATACCTATTGATTACAACCTCATACGCACCAACAGGTGAATGGTTGATCTTAACTCTATGTAGTGTTAATGATCCAGTAGTATCAGACCTAAATGAACTCTGCTCTGCTTTGTTGACATATAATGTAGGAAGGTCCACACGACTTGTATATTTCAGACCATAGTAGGTCTTACCATCAAGCCATTTGTATTCTTCCCACCTGTCTTCACTAGCAATTTCTAGCCTCCTAGAGTCACTGATAGCACCCTTAAGATGCCAATAGTCTCTGAAATGTGGAGTCTTAGCTAGGTCTGTTGTACCACCAAATGAACTGATGTTTAGTTCAGTTAGGAATGACGAACCATTATCAGCAGTAATCACATAGAATGAGTCATCAGCATAGAAGTGATGCTTAATCTTATGTGGTAGCTCATACTTAATCCATGCAGTTTGTTGATCATTCTGACTACTAGTCTTGAAGTAGATATACATCCACAATGTAGTACTGTTAGGCTTAGAGAATGACAGCACGTTATAGATGCGTGATGATGACATATGTGTAAACCCAGCAGAGAATGAATTCTGGATTGGTTTACTACGTTCATTCACATCAACCTGACCACGATCAAACACGTTGGTCATCTCATACATACGTGTAGCCTTAGGACTAGATACAAAGCAGATGTTTGTATTCAGGTATTGTGGCTTGCTATTTGGATCGCACTCATAACTAGAGATCTGTGTCACATTAACTGTCTGTGGAGACAGGATATCACTGTTAGTAAAGAACTGATATTGTGCTGTATTACCAAACAACACTAATCCATTGTTCGTTACAATAGAGTCATGGATAGGTACAGAGTCACGGTTATTAGCAATGACATCAATAGGATCAGATGCTCCTGTTGTTAATGCTGTACGTGGGAAGAAGTCAGTAATATCTAGAGCTGTACTAGTGACGACTGTACCTGCACTAGTCATAAAGATCAATCTATTCTTGAAATAGTTGATAGCTGTGATCTTATTTGGATCCTCAGTAAAGCTAGGGTTGAATTGTTCAGCAGTACCTACCGTACGATTCTTCCAAGCAATACGTGACACATAAAACCCTTTGGTGGTGTAAGTGATCATATGTGGCATGGTCTTACGTTTGAACCTATCAGGCTCATACGGCTTAGCGATCTCTTCCCAATACCCTTGACCAGAGTTTTCAATGATTACAGTCTTATTGTTGTCAGGTAATTCCTCTTCAAACTGTACCCTGTTCTCAAACTGTACATAGTAATCATCCTCTTCTACAAAGGTGTTACGGATGCGAACACGGAAGCCTTGCTTACATTCAATAGGTAGACGTGCTACATCATTGACATACGCAATAGGTGTTAGATCATTCTCAGTCTTTTCAGAGTTTAGAATATTGAATAGATCAAACTCAGTGGTCTCTACCAGAAATGGTTGCGTAGATTCTAGGTAGATACCATTACCAATGACAGAAGCTGTAAGGTAATCCAGTTCAGTATTACCACTAATATTAGCCAACATGGCAGAAAGGACATCATCAATATCAGGTGAATTTGTAGTATCACCAGCAGTGACATCTTCGCCTGTTACTGAAAAGGTACGAGAGATATCATCGTCTCCAATTTCAATCCAAACTCTGAACGTATCTGTAGAGTCAGGAATACTAACTTTGAAATAAACAATATCACCTTCTTTATAACCTTCACCACCGTCAACAATCGTATAGTCAACACGGTAATCACAGCCTGTTGGAAATCCTTCATCAGTATATGAGGTATTACCTCTGACAATGAAATCAACCGTCATCGGCTGAGTGATTCTTGCACGCTGTACAATAGAAGTTGTATTACCGTCTTGATCCTTACTGACATCTAGACCAGGTGATGTCTGAGACCTATACGTACCATTAGCAGGACAGCTTTCAACGTCTTGGTTTTTATCACCTTTTAAACCACTAACCTTAATGATCTCACCACCACTGACAACACGTGTGATGTCTGGTGAGTCACCTAAATTCTTGATATTAAATCGATAGTTTCTATTTGGATCAAATAGAGTAGCCTCAACAAAAGCATAATACTTATCAGCTGGAGGATTACTATCTCCGATCTCGTTGTTTGTCATCTCTACCCTGATAGCAGGGTTAGTGACGATCATATTCTCTTTATAGGTTACATACTTAAGAGGTTGATTATTGATCTGCTCCAGATAGAAATCAAAATCACCATAGCTATTCACAAATTGATCAAACGAATCAAATACTTTAAAGTCTGTTGTATCCGATTCTGTATACAGCTTACCTGGATCTAATTTTTCAGAAGTATAGTATACATCAATAGAGTTACCATTTAAATCCCAGAACTTTACTTCTCCATTGTCAGCAACGTGACCAATGTAGTTCTTTGTAGTTCCACTCTTACGTTCCCTACTGAACTCAATCCAAGTACCATTACCACCTGCATCAAGTTCTCCAATCCATTCCATGCCTGGTCGTCTCAATAGACCATAGGTCACATCGGGATGGAAGTTCACACTATCCCTAACTTGACCAGGCTTCTTTAGTTCATCAGGTTGTTCGTTAATACCACCATTAAAGTTAGGGACTAGTTGTGATACAGCAGTCATCGCGCAAGAGTTCTATAAGGTTGATAGGATCGGTAAGCAGTACCAGCTGGTGTACCGAAGAATGTATGGTCACCTTGATTACATTCATACTCCAATACAGCAGCACGTGCTTGTGCTTCTTGTGTAGCTAGGAGTTGTACAAGGTTAGGGTTAGATACTAGTTGTGTGGCTGCACGTCCACTAGCACGTAGTGTGATTAGACGTTGAAAGACAGTAGGTAGATCTGTGTAATCCAACAGGAATACATAGTCTAGTTTGACTGGACGTTTAAATTTATAGGTGTGGTTATATCTATCATACAAACGATCACCACGTTTGACAGGATCGCAGTCACGATAGACTTGTCCTTCACTAACATCAAGACGAATCACATTAGGTGGGATACGAATCTCTTGATCATCATTAGGTAGCATCTCATAGTTGAATTCTGTATTAAAGATCCAACCTTCAGATTGAATATCAGTATTGACTTCCATCAAGAGATTATGGACAAAAGCAATCTCAGGGTTCATGAACTCTAGAGTCCCACCACGGTTGTCATACAATCTAGATACTGGGCTTTGTCCAATAGCTCCCAGTATTGAGTTCACACTGGAAAGTTCGGTTTCAGTAGACATTGATTATCATTCTCAATAAAGGGATAAAAAAGGGACCCGAAGGTCCCATATAAATCAAGTAGTTGGTGCAAGCCGACCGAAGTCAGGTGCAGGACCAGCGGAGACATCACCAGGAACGGTACCATCACCATAGTGATATGCATCGCGCATATCTTGAGTAACAGAGTTGACAACAGAACCGAGCACAGCATTGACACCAGCAGGGTCATAGCTACGAGCGGTCTTAGCAACAGAATAACGAGTAGTAGTAG